CTCATAGTCATATACACCAACCAGGTCTGTTGCACCTGCGTATAGGCCAGGGTAATATAGGACAACTTCACTGCCCCATATTTCAGAAAGGTCGCATAAACCCTTGTTAATAATCACCTGAGCCATGTCGCCTGCTACCTGACCCTCGTCTGTCAGATCCATGTGTCCCTTCCCCTCGACATATCTCTCGAGGTGTAGGTGCATGTTGGTACCGCGGCTGGCCGCCTGATCCCGGACTCTTTCAGCCTCATTCTCGCCCACTTTGGACTTCCATCTTGCAATGGATTCCTGAGCTTCCTTGGACTTTGTTGCAGATAATATCGTTGTAACACTTGGTAACTTTTCGCCAGTTATCTCGTAATGACGTCTACCCTCGATAGAGGTCCGCATCGACGCCGGGTACTCGTATAATTTATTCCACTTTATTTTTGTATCCATAACCCTTTTCCCTGTCCCCGTATAACTTTTCCCATGACCAGGAAGCTAGAGCTGTAGAAACATGATATATTATCTTAATTATTTTGATGTATATTTTTAACATATCTATACTCATCTAAGTTTACTATATTCTCTCTACTTTGTGTAGAGTAATGTTCTATTACTTGTTGTATCTTTGGCAACTTGGTATGTGAGAACGGCCAGATCAAAAGACATACCTGATAGCAATCTCTAAAAGTACATCTCCATTTATATTGTGGTAGATATTTTGTGCCATCCTTCCTACGTCCCCTGACAGTCTTAGGTCTTAGAGTTCCAACACCCAATACCTCATGTAACCAGACTAAAACAGATCTATCGGTCATGGTTATCTCCATACTGATACGCATAGAATTAGATAATCTGTAGCCATCGCCTTTGTGTTTCTTTTTCTTTTCTATACCTCTTTTAAAATGTATTGAACCCTCACCATCAAAGAGCCCTGCAATATATGCTAGATCAACTTCTCCTATCATTTGTTTTCAATACCAGATATTACTGCAGACCCCAGATTTATCGTATCAGTTATGTTTAAACCGCAATGGCTTAAGCAAAGGGTGAGAATCAAAATACTCATCAAATTCTTTATCATGAACTTCTCCTTTCGAATTACAGATTGTGCACTGCATTACTGTGTCATTTGCAGGGTTTTCGGACTTGTGCACCCGCACAAATCCGTTCCCTTGACAATTAGGACAGATCTTTTTTTGATTTGTCATCTTTTTTATCCGATTTAATTTCTACAGGTTTTAATGATGCTAACATCGTTATGTGTTGCACAACCTCACCATACGGTCTGCTCCACATATATTGTAGTAATTGTTTTCTTTGTTGTTCAGTTAATCCAAACATTATTTTCCTCCCTTTAATTTACCATTAAGTTTTTTAGCTTTCTCGTTTGCAATAGATTCTATAGTTTTACTTATAGACAATTGTGCATCAGGCAATAATACCTTCGACAAAGCAATCAAAGTCTTATATGTTTCATGTGTTAGAGAAACATTGCGGTATTTGGTTATGTCCGTCATTTTGATTCCTTTCGTTTATTAATGATGATAATATAGGATTATAATATAAAAAGTCAATGATAAAATATATTTTATTAATGGTGGTTTGCAGCGGGATTACTGGCAATGAATGTAACCCTATACCCACACCCATATACGAATTTAAGGAATACCATGAGTGTATCATATATGGTTATGACTATTCTAGTGAGATGTTGAAAACATTAAACCCAATGACCATCAACGAGTTTGAGATGTTTACCGCTTTTGATTGTAGAGAGGAAAACACAATATGATTAGATGGACCAAAAACAAATGGCAGAGATTCAAAAATTGGTCAACGGTAGATCATTGGATAGATCTTATCGTAGATGTTGGTTTGATTGCGTTTGATGTATTGTCTAGTCCTCTTTTAATCATAATGAGATTCATCAGATATTTTTTTAATGAGTATTTAAACACTCACATAAAAAATTGTTTAAAATGGTTTGCTCACAGAGTTTTAAAAATCTAATTACAGATACATCCATAAAATTCACCGGTTCCGTCTTTCATCACATAAACATTGTACGGTGCATCATGATATGTTGCAAGATGTAACCTCAAAATATCACATAGATCAAAGCAATCTACATTATTTAATAACTCTATTCCCTCCATCATCTTTTTTGTCACTTCTACCAGATGATACATTCCGTCGTTCAATAAAATAAGATCCATTATTTGTCCCCTGTGTTATTATTTTTTTTAAGTTTTTAGTTTTTAATTCAACATCTACACCATAAGATTTCCAGGCTTTTTTCATTAGGTTTAATTCTAACAAAAAAGTAGACCACTGTCCTTGTGATACGCCCGCTACATCTAAAGTAACAGTCTTTATCTTATTATTCTTTTTATTTTTTCTAATCAGATTACATATTGTTGTTTTCATTTTTTAATTGTCTCATCCTTTCTGTCATTTTTTGTAATTCGTACACACTACAATTTAAAACAAAAAAAGCTAGATCATCTCTCATGCTTTTTTGTTCTTTGTATGCTTTCTGTTTATTTTTTTGGTGCACCATATCGATGCCCCATCTTGTTTGATCTGTCATAACTTTCTCCTTTTACTAACTCACTCGGTGGGCCTTCCTGGTAGTCACCCACAACCTTTCCCGAAGCGTCCCATCTAATTTTTTAGATAAGTCGGTACTCAGAACCAATTCCCGTGTCTTCAGCCACTCGGCCGTAACCCTCGGGTCTCGTGCGTTACATCCGCTTAAACGTTGTTCCGCCACAAAGCTTTACAAAGTTGCAACTTTATAAATTGAGTATGAGTAATATATAGGATATCTAGGGATGTTTGTCAACCCTTTCCTTGACCCTTGTATCTTGTTTGTTTTTGCTGTCTTTTTTCGTGTTTGCTTTTATTTTTCTTGTGTTGACGTGCACCTCTTTTTTTAGGTTTGTCACGAGGTGTAAAGAACTTAAAACTTTTTTTAGCCACGATTGTCTTCTATTTCCTCTATTTTTAAGTCTATAGGTAAGTAACTTATTTTGCCATTTACTTTTTGTTCTATGTCTCCACCACAAGTAAGACATCTGTAATAATCCATAACCACAGATATCAATAATGTGTGTTCTGAACAGTGTGGACAGACCCCATCTACCATTTTAGCTTTCTTGATTATATCTGCAAATATTATGCTTTTTTTAGACAAGGTCTACAGCCTTTCCGATGATAGGTTTATATCTTGTTTTACCGTCCTCTTTGTACGCTCTTAAGTATTGGTGCCTTGGATTAAATGGCACATAGCTTGCATGAATCCATCCGCTGTTAGGTTCACCTGGTGTATAGAATTCAAGAATCAGCTGGTCTACCTCGCAGTTCATCTTAACCCAGTCTGCTACCTCAGCGTTGTCAACTCCAAGACATTCGAAATCAACTGCCTCAGCTTTTGCATGTTGTGATCCGATCGAGCTGCCGATGGCAACACATAACTCAGGTGAACGGTATCCGCTAGTCACCTTTACTCTGCCAAAATGGTCACGTACTGGCTGTAAAATATTTTCACACAATGATTTTAATTTGTCTATCTGATCAGCGTTTGGTTCATTATCAATACCACGTCTGATAGCGGTATCTGACTTTGTTAATTCCTGAAGGGAAAAATTTCTTGTGAGTTGCATTATTCTAATATTAACTTTTTTATAGACAAAGATCCATCAATATTTTTCTCTAGTTCTGCCTTACCCTTGTAGCATTTGTAAGATACTGATTCATTATACTGTCTCTCGGCCTGACGCTTACCACGTAAACATTGTGCCATACCTTCAGCTTGATATCGGGCCTCTGTGATCTCTCCGTTTACAAACATAAGTAGGGCTACCACTAACTCTGTCATAAAATTTTACCTTTGTTTTCACCTTGCTTTATAACATACTTTTGTGTACCATGCTTGCCAGTTTCTACTTCTTTTTTTAAATCTTTTGACATTTGCATCTGTTTAGCTTCTTTGTTTATATTAGATATGTAGTCTAAAACTTTTCTAGTGACTCGTCCCGTTGCCATTGTATTTTATCTCTCTGTTTGCGTCTTTAAGTTTTTCAATATCGTTTAAAACCTTATCCATCTGTTTTGTTAAGAATTCTATATTGACTTTGTTTAGAGCCATGTCCTCGACGTGTTTGTTAATACGGTCCGTGGTCTTATAAAGATCCTCCAGCATCATGTACTGCTCAGAATCCGCAGGCAATGAACCCATCTGTCCACGTGGCCATTTGATTCTAAATTCTGTGTTTTGTTCTACATCTGCATTCATCAATTCTAGTTTTGTGTCTGCAATGTTAAGACGTTCTACAATCTGAAAATAACCCATCGTGCCGAGTGCCACGATAATTATCAAACTGGCAACCGTCTTCATAGGCATCTGCACGGCAGCCTCCTCAGATATGTTGAGTGGTTTACCAGGCATTTGGTCCTCCGCAAAATGCTAACAATGTTAAAAGAACAATTAAAGTTCCTGTAAAATAATAATTCATCCTACAATACTCCATTAATTACTCACCTCATTTTCATATGTTTTATCTACATCTCTATCGCATTCACATCCTTCACAAGTGCAAACACCATACTCATCTGCATGTAGCTCTTTATCTTCTCCACAATGACACGGATGAAAACATTTTTTGCAACTGGTCATTTCCAGAATCTGTCTTTGATTTTTTTAATGGGTCTTAAAATCCATTTTCTTATAAATCCCTTAATCATTTTTTTTCTCCTCAATTTCATAGAAGAACTTATCAGTATCTTCTGTTATCCATTTACCTGAGTCTTCTACACTCCATTCATTAGTTTGCACTTTCCAGTCAGGAACAGTGTCCTTAACTGTAAATGAAGGTAGGTCCCAGATTATTCTGTTATTTGGCTGTGCCGCATAATTGCCGTCATGTAGCGCAATTATGTGAGCGCACTTGTGTTCGTGCGGTATTTCGGAATGTTCCGTATCAAGTATATTACAATCTGGATGTGCAAAGTCAATGGTAAATAGATAATTACCGTGATGCCATTTTTTATCTTTACCTATGTATTTACCGTGTTGTCCAGTTAAAATATCATAAGTAGTAACAGCAGGGAAATAACTAAAAGAATTCCAAAGTTCAAGTTCATCAAGTCTTCGAATCGGAACATCGTTCGGTTGAAAACCACGTTGAATAAAAGCCGTAATTGGGAGACGATAAAAGATTGCGCCATTTTCCATAATCGCATGCCATAAGATAGCACGACCTGACATACAGGTAATACCAAAGATAATACAATCTTCAACTTCTCCATGATGTTTTTTACCGTCATATAAATACTCTCTCCTTATTTGTGCATATTCTGGTGGTATGTTTGCATTTAAGTAAGCCATTTCTCATTCACACTATCATCAAAGTCTCTATAGTCTATAGTAATTTCGTCACCTATTCTAATATTTTTTAAAGCTATACCATCGTCATCTACACTTGGGTCAATACTATGATTTGTATATTTTTCATTATCAAGGCCTATAATCCATATATTAGAACCTAATTTTTTTTCATAACCATGGCTATTTATAAATTTTGCAAAGGCAAGAGGCATTCTTGGTAAATCATTTATATCAAACTCTACTTCAAACTCTGGTCTAACCTCTTTTATTTTTTCTCCTTTGTTAGCATTTTCTTTTGCAAAAACACCAACACCATGTATTTTACTTTTATCTAAATAAGTTTCTATTAAAAACATTATTTTATTTCCCCCCAGTTTTTACCAGATTCATAATCTACTTTATTTGGTATCTCAAGTTCAACTGCAGATTCCATAATCTCTTTTATGCGTTTAGCTTTTATATCATCTTCTACAGAAATATCCAACTCATCATGTACTTGTATATGTGCAACAATACCTTCTTTATATAACTCTAGCATAGATTTTTTTGTCATATCCGCAGCAGAACCCTGAATTAATTTATTTAAAGCTTTGTATGTATAAGCACGCTTGATGCCTGATCCATATTCCTGGCGAGCTTGTTCAAATGGTAACGCTTTGTGTACACCAAATTGATTGGGTTCCCATAAATGAAACCTGCATAATCTACCAAGTAATGTTCTGATTTGACCACGTTGCTGTGCTCTGTTTGATACAGAGTTCATAAGAGTTTTTACAAACGGAACCCTATCGTGATAGATTTTAAAAAGGTCCTCAGCTTTGTCTTTTGATATTCCAAGTTCTGCTTGTAGTTTAGCTTTACCCATACCATAGAATAAACCAAGATTAATTGTTTTAGCTTGGTCTCTTGGTATGTCTGCCATTTTAGCAACTATGGTATGAAAGTCAGCGTCATCTTGTAGATAAGAATCTTTAACGCCAAAGACACTTGTGTCTTGATCAAGGGATGCGTAGTGCACTACTAGTCTTGGTTCTTGTTGACTGTAGTCAAAGCATCCCCACTCACAACCAGACTCAGGAATAAAGAGGGATCTAATCATCGGACCTAAATCTTTGTTGCGAGCAGGAATTTGTTGTAGATTTGGATTAGAGTATGAGAATCTGCCTGTCACAGTTCCTCCACTATCAGATCTAATTTGATTTATATCTGCATGAATCCTACCATTGTGTTCATGTTTTATTATCGTATCTATAAATGTCGTATGTGCCTTGTTAATCTCTCTTGCTTTTGATATACATTGAACCAGAGGATGTTTATGAGTAGAAAGAAAATTTTTTGTAAATGAAGGTGCTTGTGTTTTCGCTGTTCTCTCGTACTCTAAATTTAGTTTATCAAAAACTTTGGCTATCGATCTTGCTGCCCATATCTGAGTTTGTACTCCTGTTTCTTTTTCTACTCTTTGGAGTAAGTTATCTTCTTCTGATGCTAACTGTTTCTTTAGTGTATGAGCTTTTTCAACGTCCACTCTCACCCCAAGAAATCGCATATCTACCAGACAAGGAAAAAGATCAGTCTCTAAATTAAAAATAGATTCAAGATCTTGATCTATAATTTCCTTTTGCATAACTTTCCAAAGTGCTAAAGTTAGTTCTGCATCACGTTCAGCATAATTACCAACGTACATTGCAGGCATCTTCCACATGTCTGCTTTAGGATCTACTCCCCATTCTTTTGCAGCGTTATTTAATTCTGTTTCATTTTTACCTTGTCCACAATAATCCCAACCCAGTGATCCAAGATCGTATCTAAATCTATTTTCATTTACTAGTGATGCTGCAATCATAGTATCAACAATTCTTCCATTAACTTTTATACCCATAGATCTTATCCATGAGATATCATACATCGCATTGTGAAATATTTTTACAGAATCAGATGCACAAATATCTGTAAACCATTGAATTACTTTACTTTTTTCAAGGTTACCACCACCCTCATGATCAAACGGAAAGTAGCCAGCATAGCCATCTGTTGCAACAGCTATACCCACAACTTTACCCTTTCCTATTACGGAGCCTGACCCCATGGTTTTTAATTCTGGATCATATGTTTCTAAATCAATTGCAATCTCATCACAAAATCTTAGATCAGGAAGTTCTGTAGGTTTGACCCATTCTGTTTGTGCCTTAAACACAATATTATTTTTCAGATTCATAAACATATTTTTCTTTTATTATTTTATTTAATTTTTCTTTGTTACTAAATGCGTAAAGAGCTGCGTGATAATCATATGGAAATATTTCCCATTCAAGTAAAGTAGGATAGATTTCTAATTTAAATTTGTATTTATTTATTTTAACTTCTTTAATTATTGGTTTACTTCTCACCATAGTCTCTTTCCTTAATCATTTCTAAATAATGTATAGCTTTATCTATATCTTCTACTCCGCCTTTCTGAGAGTGTCTGCATATGTATTTTATAGCATTCCCTTCTGCAAAAAGCAATTTATTCTTGTTTACAAACTCTGCTGGCTGTATCTCCATGTACATGTAATGTGTTCCTGAAATTTGTTTCAGGTATGGATTATCTTTAGACATCTAGTTCCTCCCTTATGTATCGTTTAAGTTCTTTATCCTGCACGTTGTCAGGTATGTTGTTTTTGTAAAATATCTCATAGCTATCACTGCCATATTTACCAATACCAAATAGTTTTGTTGCATCTTCACCATCCCATCTTAAATATTCTTCTGACATTCTCCATATTCTTTGTGCTTTAACATTATGCATTCCTAATTCTCTTATAATATTTGCAATAGTATCTTTGTCTGATTCTAGTAATTTTTGAGGTGTAGGAAATTTATCAAAAAGAACTGGTAATACTTTTTTAACTTTCTTACGTCCTGTTTGATTAAGACATATGACAGCAACCATGTGCTGCCATCTATTTCCTATCTGTTGTTGCACCATCAAATCATCTCTCATATCTTAAACTCCTTAGATTTATTTTGTGATTTTATTAAATATAGATTTTTCATTGTCCTTGTTATCCCCACGTACCACACCCTATACTCTTCATCTTTTTTCTGCACAGATTTTTTTGCCCCTTTAATTGTGTTAGACGTGTGATTTAAAAATAAGACAACGTTCGTTGCCTCACCACCTTTAGCTCCATGTATTGTTGATATTTTTATTCTTGCCTCTTTTGTTGGATCCTCATTGTTTAGTAATAATAATCTCATGTATGTTATCTGACTCTCTGGTACATTATCAAATACATCATACCAATTCAGAGATAGATTCATGGGTCCTTTTATTCTTTCTTTAACTCTTTGTAATTGTATGTCTGGTATTGTTATTTTTTTCTGCAACTGTGACCAATACTGTATGTCCTCGTAAAGACTCTTACCAATACTGTTTCCTTGTGCGGTGTTAAAAAACAAACCCTTATTTTTTAAATATCTTGGTATTGGTTGTAATAAAGATTTTGTTCTTGTCAGTATCAACCAATCACCTGTGGACATATCTATGTCAGATATCTTATATCTTTCAAATATTTCACCATTATCAGACTTTGGAAAATATTCTTTGTCAATTCTATTATCTTGTATTCTTTCAATGACATCCAGTGCCATCTCTTGTATAATACTTGGCACTCTTTCTGATTTTTTTAAAAGTATCTCCTCTGCATCATAGTTGATAAAAGAATCTACGTCAGCACCTGCCCAACCAAATATGGCCTGATCATCATCACCTGCAACCCACACATCACATTTCGTGTCTT